GGCCCCATAGGATTAGCAACTGCCATAACAGGCAAATCCTTTTTAATGGCAGCCATGATGTCTTTCTGATTTTGAACTTGTTTATCCAACATCAATGCATGTTCTGGATTGTTTGCCCAAACTGAAAAACGATTGGGCTCACGCATAAAATCAAAACCAGCATGAATGTCCGTTGGATATGCAAGTGCATGCAAGTTTTCTTTTGGACCATAAGCATGCAAGCGAACCCAATTAGACAAATCACCGCCAAGAGAAATCATTGGACTGCCTGCACGTTCGCGAGCAACATCAATCCAAGATTTTTGGACAACTGGCTTTAGATCATGGCTAACAGGGATTTCACCCCTCGCGCTGCCAAGCTCTTCGAGAGGAACGCTTGGTTTTTGATTAAAGAAACTACGGCCTCCAAATTCAGAACCGCCTTTTGTGATGTAACTTTTAGCAATTGCTTCGCCTTTAGCAGCAAGTTCTGGGTCAACAGAACGAGGCACTGCAACTTTGCCATAAGCATCAATCAGACGATCAAGCTCTTCGCCAGACATGTTAATGCCTGCTTGCGGATCAAAGGTGCGGCGAATTTCTTGCAAAGTCAGTTTTCTTGGCTGAAATTCAGGTACGCCAATTTTAGGGAGCTTTGCGGCCTGCGCTTCTTCTGGTGCAAGAACAGATGCACCAACAGCAGGCGCAATCATCGCCTTGGCAACTTTTCCGGGCGCGCCAAATGCTGCGAGTGCAGTTTGCATTGGGCTTTTGTTTGCAACGCCTTCCGCGATGTCAGTCGCAAACGCGGCAGGAGCAAAAGGCGAGAAATAGAACGGCAATGTCTTCAGATCATATGCGCCCTGCGCCATAGCCGTCAGCGGGCCAGCAACGTCATAGGCCGCATTACCGAGATTGCGCTTACCAATCAGGCCGCCCTCGATCTCAATCGGCACAGTTGGCTTCATAGGGCGATGCGTCATTTCACGTTCGCGCTGAGGCATCGCATCAATACGCGCATTCATGCTCTCAAACGCTTTGATCTCGTTGGCAAGATCGAGAGCGCGTTGCTCTTCGCTTTTCTTTGGCAAGACAGCCATTGCTTGAGCAACAGGATCGGGCGCGCCACCTTCCTGCATGACCTGACGACCAACATTCGGAAGGTAATGGGTCGGATATTTGTCGGACAACACGCCGCCGCCTTCTGCATAGCGGTTAAGAATTTCCACGTCCTTCGCGGGATCGAACACAACAAAGTTCTGATGCGTTGGGTCTGATGTGCCAAAGCCGCGCGGATCGCGATATGTATTACCAGTGATGCCAAGATCACGCAGAATGTTAGTCGCGCGGTCTGCATCATGATGACCAATCATGTTGTAGATTTGATTACCAGTCAGGTCAGGCTTGAACGGCTGCTCAGGCATTTTGCCGGACTGCACAACACCAACTGGCAATCCTGTCTCATCGACCCAGCCATAATTTTTTCCGCCGGGCATAATCGCCTCGCGCAAGTTAAGATTTTTGGGCGTCAAAAGATTGCGCACATATTCAGGCTGCTCAGACAGGCGACGGTTCCAATCAAGGAAGTTTGTCATTGGCGCATTAATATCGACCTCATACAAACTGCCACGACGTTTCATTGCGTCAGTTGCAAGCGCCTGCGCCTCATCAAACGAAATTCCTTCGCCATACTTCTTTGCAAGCGCCGATATGATGTCCATGTCACGAGCGTCGGGACGGTTTGCAAGGTCAAAGGCAATCTCTTCCTTTGGCGTCATATGACCAGACAGGCGACGATAACGATCTTCAGGATTGCCGACAAACTCAAGTGCGCGGCCTTTATCACCAGCGAAATACATTCCCTTGCCGTACAAGGCCTGACCTTCACCAGTTCCAAACTTAGAAGGATCAAACTGTTCAAACTTGCGCGGCGAACCGTGCCAAGCGCGAAGTTTATTCAGCACATGGCCAACAAACTCTCCGCCTGCATGATGCTCGCGCTCGACCTCACCGCCCTCAGAGCGGCCCCTGTTTAGGCTGTCCACATATTCCTTGAACGCCTTCGCGATCTCGGACGAGCCAGCACCGACACGGCCCAGCGTCACACCGGAGCGCGGGTCGATGAAGGACTTCTGGTCGGCAACCGGGCGGCCATAGCCATAACGCTGCAAGCGCCAGCTATTGCTGTCGCCAGCCACGAATGCGCCGGGATATTTCTTGGCAATCTCTTGCGCGGTCTTCGGCGTAATGTGCAGCGGGTCGCGCGGGTCATAGCCCGGAGCCTCGAACTCGATGCCCTTCTCCTCCGCGAACTTCCGCAACGCTTCGCTGATCGGCGCGAACTTCGGGTCATTGGCATTGGGCAGCACAAACACAGGCTTGATGCCCGCGCGCTGCGCATTGGCAACGATCTCCTGCGCCGACTTCAGTGCAGTCTCAGGCTTCGCGTCATTGGTGCCAAACGCAAACAGGCCGACAGACGGCTGCGCGGGCTGCTGAGGCATCGACGGCGCTGCTGGACGCGGTGTTACGTCGGTAACCCTGTGAAAGCGCGTTTCGCCAATATCCACGCCCGGAAAGCGACTGAAATCCGGTGGAGGACGACGAAGAGCTGCCTGCGCCTTTGGACCCCAGAAGTTTGACGCGCCGCCCGTGATGTCTTCGCCGCCAAGTGCTGCATCAAGCGCCTGCGCGGCGTGAGCATATTGGCTGCTGGTTGGCGAGATCTTCATAGGATAGTTAGAGCCAGAAGGATCAGACCACGGCTCGAACTGGTTCTTGGCAAACAGCACCTGCTCAGGCGTCGCACCATATTTGCCCGACATGATGCGGTTTAAGATCACATGCGCGATGGCGCGCGACTCTTCAGGCGTTTTACGGCTGGACTCGGCCGCAATCGTGCGCACGATCAGGTCGCGCTGGCGGTCAGTCAGGTCGGGACCGGGCGCGACGCGGTTGGTGAGCTTCGCCACTTCCTCGGTCGAAGGCACGGGCGCGTAGGGCATGGCCTGCGGCGCAGGTGCGGGTGCGGGCTGGCGGTCAGACAAGACAATCTTTGGCTGGACTTCGTCCTGCATGTAATTGTCTTTTACAGGCGTGCGCGGCGCAGCATCTTCAATCGCGCGCGCAGCGGGCGCAGGTACAGGTGCAGGCGAAGAAGGTTCGCTACGCGGCTCTTCTTCCTGAAATTTCTTCGCTGTCTCCAGAGCGCGCATCATGGCCTGCGACGCGCGCACATAGTCGGCCGCGCTCTCCGGGTCGCCCCAGTTGATCTTGCCGTCTTGGATCAGCGGCAGGCTGTTGGATTGATATTCGACGCGCTCGCCGTCGGCGTGATGCTCGCGCACTTCGCCGCCACGGTTCTCATCGAGGCGAAGGCTTTTAGGATCAAACGTGCCAAGATTGCCTGTCGCCGACTTGCTTTGGAACGCATCAAACGGAACGAAAGAATAGCCAGCGCCTTCCCTTTCGTTTTGATACATCAGGCCGTCATAGCCGTTCTTCTTGAGGATCTTCACAAGATCATTCCCAAGAGGAACAGGGTCATACATATGCTTATCGACAAGTGCGTCATAACGCTCAGGCTTCAAAATGCCAATGTCCATCATCGTTTCGGCAAGATGGTCAGGCGCATAAGAACCCATATGCGTTACTTCAAGCGGGTTCTTCAAACTCAGATGATATTTGCCGACGTTCGGCATCTCACTCATGAAGTCATATTGACCCGTGCGAAAGTTTGCTTGATCGGCAGTGCCAAAGTGGAAGCCAAACGGCGACAGTTGTGTTTTGTACCTTGGGTCGAACGAAGTCACGTCTGCCTTAGACGCATGGAAGACCGCAGGCGGCACGTTTGGGTTGTTGCCCTCCATGAACTTCGCGAGATTGGCAGCACGTTCAGCCGGGTCGGCAACATGCCTTGCAGCGCGAGCCTCCATAGCAGCCTGCAAAGCCTTCTGAACCAGCTTCTCACCTGCCATCTCACTGCTCCGTCAGCGGCTTCTCGTTAGCCTCAAGTCGCTGGATCATATCAGGCTGGAGCAAATTCTGCACGATGGGAATGCCCGCAGGGTTCTCGGCCATCGCCTCAGCCAGCTTCACGGCCGCCAAACGCTCACGGCTCTCGCGGTCGCGCTTGCGGTTGATCGCGTCAATCTCCGCGTCCTGCTGCTTCGACACAAGCTCCTGCTGCTTGAGCTGAAGCTCCTGCGCCTTGAGCTGATCGACAATGGTCGGCTGGCCTCCGTTAAGACCGCCCTGCGCCTCTTGCGCCTTGGCGGCCACCTCTGCGGCCTTGACCTGCGCGAGCATGGTCTTGGCGTCGGCCTCCTGCTTCTTGATGCCGACCATCGCCTGCGCGTACTGCACTTCTGGCGGCGGCTTCTGCGACAGGGCCGAAGGCGGCACCATGAACTGCTGCGGGTTCGACCAGCCCATCGCCTGCAAGGCGGCCGTATCAATCGCAATCGGGTCGTACATGGTCGGATTGGCGGCCTGCAATTGCTTCAGGCCCATGATCTTCATCATGCGCTGCGTCTGGCTCGCAGTGTTTGGGTCGGCCTGCGGCACAAGGTCAGCATCTTCCAGCGCCTGCGTGAACGTCTGCACGTCCCACGGATAATTCGCCTTGTTGTCGCAACGCTCGCAGAAGCTCTCAGGGTTCTCCTTGAAGCAATCGACCAGCAGCTTGAACTCTTCGGCCTGCGCGGCATGCATGCGCTTGTGAACGCTGTTAAGCACCTTCGTCGCCTGATCGATGAGCGCCAGCGTCGTGCCCACGGGCGCGTCCTGACGGCCCTCGCCGACAGCCACCTCAGCGGTGCCGCCGACGCGCATGCCAGTCTCAGCCATGTTGTTGACGAGGTTCATCAGCGCCGGGCCGGGCTCTTTGTACGGCAGCGGCATGATCGCCTGCTGGATCGGTTGGCCGCCCGTCTTGATGAGCGCACCGCCGCCCGGAGGCACGCGGAAGATGTTTGTGTTCTGGCGGCCGCCCGCGTCGCTGTACAGGAAGCCGGGGAAGTTGGCGTACATGCCAGCGTCGAGCATCTCGCGCCACGCGGCCGTGATCGCATTCGTCGTGTTGCCGAGGATGTGCAGCAGGCCAATGTCATAGAAACCAAGGCCCGGCACGAAGCAATACTTCACGAAGTTGGTCTTGGGCTCCGGCAGCTTGTCGGGCTCGTCGGCATAATTGCGGACAATCGACAGGATCTCGTTGGACGACACGTCGATGGTCACGCGGTACGGCACTTCGAGGCCGCTGACCTTGCCCTTGTACTTGTGCTCAAAGCCGGGAATGTCCAGCTCGCAATAGCACTCGTAAATCTCGCGGTCGCGGTCTTCAGGGCGGAACGCGCCAGCCGTGATGCCCTGCTGCGCACGCTCCTCGCGCTGCGCCGCGTCGAGGTTGATGTCCTTCGGCGCTGGCAGGTCGATGTCTTTGTACACGCCGAGGATCTGCATGCGGCGCACAGTCGACGAGCGCATGTAGATGCGGTGTGTCACGCGCTTCGCGTTCTTCAGGTCGGTCGCGGCGTTGTTGACGATCAGGTCGTCGGCATCGACGCTTTCGCTCACCGGGCGGCCACGCAGCGGGCAGAAGTAAACTTTCTTGAAGGCCGAGCCGCCGAAGCCCAGCATTAGCAGCATGCGGTCGGTGTCGGGATAGTATTCGGTCGCGACGCTCGTCAGGTAATGGTTCAGGTCGCGCTGCAAGGCGTTGGCGAGCTGGTCCTGCTGGAGGTTCGCGTCGTTGTTGTCGTTGCGGATCTTCACCGGGCCGTCGGTCGGCAACAGCTCAGAGCGGGCGTTGGCCTGAAAGCGCAGGCAAGCCTCCAGCAGCAGCGGGTGGCGCACGCGGCTCATGCCCTCGACGGGCGCGCCGTCGGCCGAGCCGCCAGTGCCCGGCACCTCAAGCTTGAGGCCCAGCAACTGGATGCCCTTCGCGCGGCCCTCAATCCAGTCCTTGCGGCTCTCAAGGTCGTCTTCGATGCCACGGATAAGATCATTGGCAATCGAGCCCAGAACGCTCTGGTCGATGTCGTCGACAAGGTTTGAGAACCAGCCGCCCTTGTCCTTCTTCGGGCCTTCCTCAATCGGGCGGCCGTCGAGGCTCACTGTGACTGAGCCGTCGTCGTGCTCGATGCGCAGGATATTGCCGTCAGTGTCCATCTCCGGCACGTCGTGCCCCGCCTCGATAATCACCGCAGTGTCGTTGGCGGCCTCCGGGATCGTGGGATCAGGCAGGCCGGGCAGGCGGATGTTGGGGTTCACGAGGCCGGGTGTCGGCATGAGGTTCAGCCCTTTTCGGACAGCAAAGCACTGATCTCCTCGTCAAAGCGGCGGAGACCTTCCTGAGCGGCCAGAGTATCAGACTTGGCCTCGATGGTATAGACGCGCACAAAGTCATGCGGCTCGCGGCCCCAGACCTCCACCTTGAAAACACCAAGGCTGCGCGGGCCGGGCTCGCGCTCGACATCGACGATAGCATTCGCGAGGATCATTGTTTCCTTCCTCAGATTGGATACAGCGGCGACGGGGCTGCGCCCTTGTGCATGCGGCCCGCGTCGATCTCAGCCATACGCTCAGGCGCACGCACGAGCAAGTTGCGCTCGCGCATGTAACGCAGCGCCATGCTCACCGTGTCGACAAGGTCGTCATGCGCGCCCTTCGGGAAGACCTCGCACTGGCGAATGACCATGTCGGCCCAGTGGCGGTCGGGCGCATAGATCACGCCCTCGCTGAATAGGTGCTGCACGCTGTACAGGCGCGCCAGTTTGTCGATGGCTCCGGGGTTGATGAGCTGCACGCCAAAGTCTTCGTTGTTGTATAGGCGGCGCATTTCCTGCGCGACGCTCAGGCCAGCCGCCTTGCTCTCGATCAGCAGCGTATCGACCTTCATGCGCTTGCACACGCTGATGACCTTCTGCACCAGCTCAGGCAGTTCGAGCCGCTCTTGAAAGGCATACATCAGCATGACGCGCGGCACGCTCTCAGGGTTCTGGTCGAGCATGTCGCGGATCTTCACGCCCTCATTGAAGCGGTCGGCCTCCTCCGCGACGTTCTTGCGTTGGCCGCGTTGGTTCACGAAGTTCTCCGCACGCATCGCACTCCAGTCACTGCTGAAGATGCCCCAGATGGTGAGCGCGCTGTAATCGTTTTCCTGCTTGATCGTATACGCGGTATCGAGCGACGCGACGATGTAATCCATCATAGGATACTCGCCTTCGGGCCACGTCTCCCACCAGTCAGGCTTGATGACGCCACCGCCGCGAGGCGTCGGCTCCTGCTGGAACTGGCCCGCCGTCGCATACGGCCCCATGATCTTCTTGTCGCGCTCGACGACCTCAAGCGGGAAACGCTCAGGGAAGAGCAGCTCGCCGTCTTCCTCGCGCGGGTCTTCATAGCCGAGCATGGTCGGCGTCGCGCGCGCCGGGTCATACTCCATTGGCAGCATGATGTGATCGTAGCCGAGTTGCTTATCGAGCAGCTCGCCGCTGACGTCGGCCTCGTGCAGGCGCTGCATGACGACGACGATGGCCGAGCGGTCGGGATTGTTGAGACGTGTCGGCACCGCCTCGCGGAACCACTGCACCGTACTCTCGCGCATCGCGTCTGAGTTCGCGCCATCGACGCTGTGCGGGTCGTCGATCACGACGCGGTCGCCGCGCGCACCAGTGATCGAGCCTGCGGCCGCAGCCTGACGAAAGCCTGTCTGCGTGTTCTCGAACTTCGTCTTCTGGTTCTGATCGCCCGTCAGCTCAACGCGGTCGCCCCAGCGTTCGGTGTACCACTCGGACGTGATGAGGCGGCGCATGCGCAGGCCGTCGCGGATCGCGAGGTCGAGCGAGTGCGACGCGCAGACGAAGCGATGGTGCGGCAGGTTCTTCGGCCCCCACTCCCACGCGGGCCAGAAGACGCCGACGAGCAGCGACTTCATCGTGCCCGGCGGCACGTTGATGAGCAGGCGGTTGTATAGCGAGCCGTCGTCCAGCTCGACGCCTGCGGTGATGGCCTCAAGGTGCTCGCAGACGAAGTCGATGTGCCAGCCGTGCACATAGGGCTGGCCGGGCTCGATGACGTGCCACGCCTGCCGCACGAAGGTGGCGAGGCTCTCCTCGCACTCTGCGCGCGAGATCTCCATCAACTGTCGGTCGATGTCGATGAGCTGCCCTTCGTATTGCAGGACGTGCTTTGTCATCAATCCCATTCCTGCTCGGCGTTTGGAGGCGCAGGCAGCGGCATCCAGTGAGTTGGTGCCCAAGTATCGTCGAGCTTTTCTTGTGTCATGCTAGACCTGACATAAGACCACCAGCCGACAAAATCTTCCTTTGACTCCCATCCATATGGAGGGTGTCCTTCCCAATCTTCATCAAATTCTTTTTCGCTGCGATAGAAGGCAACATGAACAATAGGCGTTACGCCGCAGCACATACGAAACACCAACACATCAGTTCCATCCTTCGGCGCAGTCTCAATTGGCAGCCATGCGCCTGCGCGCGGCAACGTGCCGAAGATGTGCGCGACGTCTTCTTCGCTCATTGATGCTTCGCTCATGCCACTTCTCCCTTCGCGATGTAACGCAGGTAATAGCCAATGCTCGACAGCGGCATGCGCAGCTTGCCTTCAGGCGTGATGTAAATGCCGAGGCCAATGAGATTGCGGCGCATGATCTCGGCGGTGTTTTGGTCAACGATCATTTTTTTCATTTGTCGCTCTCATTCATGCCAGCAGGCGTTGCAGGTCCGCCGGACGCGCCGACAGCGCCAAGCGTCGGCCACGGCCAATTGAAGCTGTTGAAACCACCGCCACCGCCACCATTAGTCATTGCGCCGGAATTGCCAGCGCCTCCGATAGTCGCAGGCTGCGGACGCGCCTCAAGCGCAGCCACGCGCGCTTCAAGCGTCGCGATGCGGTCGAGCAGTTCAGCGTTCTGCATCTTTCTTCTCCCCTAGTGCAGCGCGGGCGACATCAACACACATGGCTAGGCAAACCCATAGGCTTGCTGCTTCTTGTGACAAGTTACCCGTAGGTGATGGGATAGCTTCATCGCCAACAGAAGATATTTTCAGCAGCGCCTTTTCCAGCGCCTCAATGCGGTCAGCGGCTTCATGGCACATCGGGTCTTCGTCATAGACGGTCAACCCACCCATGTCTGTCGGCAACGTCCGCCGACGCAGCCGCTTCACAAGATCATCAGTCATCTTTCTTCTCCCCTAGTGCAGCGCAGGCGACAAACTCATGCCACAAGTCATGCTTGACGATGAAGATGTCACGCAGTTCCAGCAGCTTCTCCAGTTGTTCAATGCGGTCGGCGGCATCATGCAGTAGATAGTAAGCATCAGACATGACGCGCAGCTTGCTTGTCCGCAGCCGCTTCACAAGATCATCAGTCATATCAATCTCCATCTTTCTTGTGCTCAATCGTGCGACGCGCAGCAAACAACGCCTGCTTGAACGCCTCGCGCGCGTCAGCGTCGAGCGCAGTCACGTCGACAGTCACTGCGCGCATTTCAATCGGACCGCCATTTGCGCCCGTCACTTCGGCCTGCACGCGCTCGCCATAAAGACGCGGAGCGATCTTCATGACGCGCCATTGAAAGTGGTTCAACTTCACGCGCGTCGAATTGACGTTTGCCTCAGTGCAGTTCTCCGCCATCTCCTTCAGCTTGTGCATTTCGTAGTCAGCCAAAGCCTCGCGCGCACGCGCGTATTGTGTATCAAAATCAGGGTGCTCGCGCAGCCAACGATACACAGTCGCACGTCCCGGCATGTCTTCATCGTTGCAAATGTCGAGCAAATCGCGGCCGTTCATGAGATATTCACAGATGCGATCTGCAAGTTCGGGCGAGTATTTCGACGGCCGACCAACCGGGCGCGATGGCTCGGCTGGCGTTCCGTCTGCTGCTGGCTTTTTGCGAGGCATTAGGCGAAGTCTTCCTCATCTGTCTTTGCAGTTGCGCGCTTGATGGCGGCCTGACCAAGCGGCGTGTCTGCGAGCATTCCGAGTGCTTCCATGTATGTGGCGAGCAGCGCCTGCTCTTCCAAGCGTTTGGCTGCGTCCATTTTGCGGAGGCTGATGACTTTCTTGATGATCTTCGGGTCGAAGCCGTTTCCTTTGGCTTCCTTGAAGATGTCTTTGATGTCTTCGGCGATTTGAGACTTCTCGTCTTCGAGACGTTCGATGCGTTGGACGATGCTATGCAGTTGGTTATTGGTCGTCATGATTTCCCCTCATGAATAACAGCTAAGACGGCGTCGGCCTGACCCAAGCAGAAGCAGCAGAGGGCCCGACAGGCGTCGAGCGGCGCTCCATCAAATTGGTAAGCACAAAGGGCCGCTGCTACTTTGTCTCTTAATTTCGAGACATCGTCAAGTTGCGTCAGTGCATGGTCATGCGGCGGGCGTCGAGCTTCAACAGGATCATGCGGCATAGCTTTGCGCGCTCCTTGGGGGAGAGGGTGGCAAGGTAGATGACGAGGCCGAGGCTCAATTCGAACTGCGAGGTGGTCATGTCGGCTCCCTTCCGGCCCTGTGGATAAATCATTTTATCATTGGGGGCGGGGCAGTTGACAGACGAATAAAGTTCGCCTACAAGTTTATCCACGGTCGCTGAAGACCTGATTGATTTGGAGATCGACATGGCACGCAAAGACGAGACCGCCTACACCCACCGCCAGATGCGCACCAAGGCCACAGGCATCAAGGGCGTGATGCGCTCCGCAGCCTTCGTGCGTGGCTTCACTGAGGCCCGCGTCGGCATCAAGATGGACTATGAAGCCTTCCACAATGACACCAACCAGCGTTGGGCTTATGAGCGCGGCCGCCAGTTCGGCTGCATCTTCGACGGCCCGCTCAAATACGGCCAGTCGATCAACATGGGAGCTGCGCTTCAGTTTTCGCTGGCTCTGGGCAGGAAGGAGATCTTCTGATGAGATCGAGACTACCCATCGACGAGACTGGCAACACATATGGCAGGCTGACGGTTCTCCGTCGGTCTGACAAGGTCAAACCGGGCGGCCGCCTGTGGGTCTGCCAATGTGTTTGCGGTACCATCAAAGACGTGCACGGGCCTGACCTGCGCGAGGGAAAGGTAAGGTCGTGCGGCTGCATAAAAGCGCAAAATAGGCTCAGATATTCACGCAGATATTTTGCCAAAAACGCGCTCGACAAAATCGACGACGACATCCTGTGACCGAGTTGACAGACGAATTTTATTCGTCTACAAGTTTTGCATGGTCGCTGGTGACCTGACCTTATGGAGATCGAAATGACCAAGCTTACCGCTTCCATCTACTTTCAAAATGAAAAGCCTTACGGCGTCGGCCGCACTGCCAATGAACGCGCATCGCGTATCGTTGGCGGCTGGCGCGGCGAAGTTATCGGCGGCTTGGAACAGGGCCTGACGATTTACACGGGCGTCTGCTCAAGCCGCGAGCAAGTCAAAGCCGAACTGATTAGCCACCTTAAAGCGCAGGGCCTGTCCGGCACTTTGAGCTTTGTTTAATTCACAACCCTATGGAGATCGAAATGAGCAACTGGCACACCTACACCTTCTGCGAAATCCAAATCCCTACCGAGCGCGGCATCGTTTACTGCGACGGCACCGTTGACCTGCGCTTCGACAACGACGGCATCATCGACGTGACGGGCTGGAAGATCCGCATCACCGACGAGGACGGCGAGGACTTCCCCATGACCATCGTCATCCCCGACTTGCAGCAACAGATCTGGGAACAGATCAAGTGGCGCGCAGAAGAGGCTTGCTATGAAGACTAAATATTTGTCGGTGTGTTCAGGCATCGAAGCGGCGTCAGTGGCTTGGCATCCTTTGGGATGGAAGCCGCTGGCGTTCAGCGAGATTGAGGCTTTCCCTAGAAAGGTTTTGGCTCATAGATTTCCTGAGACGCCCCTTTATGGTGACTTCACGAAGCTTCGTGATGAGCCTTGGATTGGCGAGGCTGATGTGCTTGTGGGCGGCACGCCTTGTCAGGCGTTCAGCGTTGCTGGCCTTCGCCAATCGCTTGCTGATGAGCGAGGCAATCTATCCCTTGAGTTTGTGAGGCTTGCAAATGCAATTGACGATGTTCGACCTGCTGGAGACGGCTGCATCATCCTCTGGGAAAATGTCCCCGGCGTCTTGTCAGTCAAAGACAACGCCTTCGGGTGCTTTCTTGCCGCCCTTGTCGGAAACGATACCCCCCTCGTCCCGACAGGGGGAAAATGGACAAACGCAGGTTTGGTTGTTGGTCCCCAAAGATCAGCAGCGTGGCGCATCCTTGATGCCCAATATTTCGGAGTGGCCCAACGACGCCGCCGTGTGTTCGTTGTCGCAAGTTCTCGAGACGGGTTCGATCCCGCAGAGGTTCTTTTTGAGCGCGAAGGCATGCGCCGGGATATTGCGCCGCGCAGAGAAGCGGGGGAAAGAACTGCCCCCACAATTACGTCAGGCGCTCCTTTCAGTCGCACAGGAAACGACCGAACAGAAGCAGACGCCGTCGTCGGCACCTTAGACGCCCGCCACGCTGGCGGCTTCCAAAGCGTTCAGTCGGCTGGCGCTGGTCATCTTCTGCCTATCGCCTATCGCGTGCATGGCGAACACAGCATAGCGATGACCAGTAATGGAATCGCCCGCGTTGCAGACCAGACAGATATTACGCGCGCGCTTGATACCAACGGCGGGTATGCAACAAATCAGGGCGGCAATGTCGTCATGCAGCCGATTGCCTTCGCCCTTCAACATGCTCAGATAGGCCGCAAAGACGAAGCGGGACCGCAAGGCAAAGGCTGGCAAGAAGAGGTCGCTTTCACGCAAGATAGCCGCCCAACCGCTGATGCAGTTGCCATTGCCTTCCATCCCACGCAAGACCCGATCTCATCAACGGACGGCACAACGCACGCGCTTGGATGCGGCTCTTCGCAGGGGCAGGCGAGCATTGTGGTGTCTGTCATGCGCGAAAGCGGACAAGGTTATTGGATGGAAGACAGCATAGCTAACACATTGCGAGCCGAAGGTGAAAACCGTCCCAGCCGCCCCAGCCATGTGGTTGCCTTTCACCCCACGCAAGACCCGATCAGCTCATCTGACGGCTCAACCCACGCCCTTGGCTGCGGCTCATCGCAAGGTCAGGCCAGCATTGCTGTCGCTGTCAACATTTACGGCGGCAACAAGCGCCCTGACCGTCCAGAGGGCGGTTTCTATGTTCGCATGGACGAAGAGACCAGCAAGACGCTGGATGCAGCCAGCGGTTTGAACCCGACCGCCGCTCAAGGCGGCACGGCTGTTATATCGTCTATGGCCGTCAGGCGCCTGACGCCGCGCGAGTGCGAGCGGCTGCAAGGCTTCCCAGATGACTGGACTTTGATCGACCCGAAGACGGCTGACGGCCCACGCTACAAGGCACTTGGCAATTCAATGGCCGTTCCCGTGATGAGATGGATTGGAAAGCGTATTGACAACCGAATATAATTCGTGCGAAGAAAGTTCACCGCTGATTTGCGGCAACCTTATGGAGATCGACATGACCAATACCATCGCAGCCGTTGAAGTTTACCTCGCAGCCAAGGCGCAGTTCGACGCAGCCGAGGCCGTCCTCAAGGCCGCCAAGACCGACGTGATCGACATCGTGGGCGGCTACGGCTTCCTTGAGGGCGAGACCGCCGACCTCGACGTCGCCGTGCAGGCCCGCAAGACCATCGACGAGAAGGCCCTGCTCCAGCTCATCACCAAGGCGCAGCTTGAGGCCTGCAAGGTCGAGGGCACCGCCTACCCGGTGGTCCGCATCAAGGCCAAGAAGGCGAAGGTAGCGTGATGGAGAGCCCCATCCAACTCACCCAGCAGCCTGACGGCACCTACCTCCTGACCTATTTCGGTCGGGAGGCGGGCTGGATCAGGAAGGCCGAGCACACTGGCCGCCGCGTCACACTGTGGCGCGCCCTGTCGGTTCACGGCGAGATCCGCCACTGCTACTCGCTGAACGCAGCGCGTAGCGCCATTCTGGAGATGTACCACTGATGACGCCCGACACCTTCACCCAGCTCGCCAAGGAACTCGGCATGACCAATGCCGACGTGGCGCTTATTACCGGAAATACTATCCGGGCGGTTCAGTATTGGGCCACGGGCAAGAACCCGGTGCCGCAGTCAGCCTACCTGCTGCTGAAGGCTATGGCCGACGGCAAACTCGACATGGATTGGGTCGCCGATGAGGTGGCCGAAATCCTCAATAGTGCCTAGAAGCGTTTAGGGGAGCCGCTGACGGGCATTGAGGGGTCGGGGGTAGCGGTACACCCCGGCCCCTTTCTTTTGGCCTCAGCGGGCTCCTAATGGCGTCCTGACACCATCCTCCCACGGGAGGACATCATCAATCGGCGCGTGGCTGTCCGGGATTGCCAGCAGCGGGTCACGGTTCGGCGGCCCGACGCGAGTGACCTGAGCGCCCGGAAAGACCTCCTTGGCCTTCACGAGCTGCGGCAGGTTCTCGATCAGGTTCGCGATCTCGTCGAGCGTGTAGACCTTCACATGTCGGCCCACCGCCTGCTGCTTCATGGCCGCAGCGTCACGCCAGTCGCGCACAAGGGCCACCACACTGCCATCCCGCAGGGGAAACTCCCAGACGTCCGGCGCGGCCTGCGCCTTGCCAGCCTCAGTCGCCGCGCGGTCGAGCACCTGCCACGCCTTGACCATCCGGGCACCCTCCTGCCGGACCTCCTCCAGCGTGCCGTGCCAGATCGCTTGGTTAAACTTGTAACGCTGGCGGTCGAACTTCTCGCGAAGCTCCGCACCGACGAGCAGGCGCAGTCGGTCGGCTCCCCACTTGCGCTCCATCTCGACCGCGATCAGGTCCACGTCGTCGCGCACCTCAGAGCCCGCGATGTAAGTGCCCGGCGTGCGGTGCCACTCAGGGATCGAGCGGTCACTCACCGGAATGCCAAACGAGTATTTCTGATCGGCCGACTTATTCGATTTCAATTTTGCCATGTTCGTGCTCCGACTTGCTGACTTCGGGGTGGCGGCGGAGGTCCGCCAACCCATACGAAGTATGGGGGTAATAGTTACGCATACCTCCGCCTAGTTTTCTGCGGGTTTCAGCGGAAGTTCCGCAGACTTCCGTATGTAGTTCCGTTCAATGATTTCAATGACTTACAGACCAACCTCCGCAACCTCCGTAAGTTGCGGAAGTGTGTTTGCGGAACTTCCGGGGGCTGTTTTGAGCTTCCAGAAGTCTGGCTCCGTGGGGTGCTGCGCCCAGCGCTCTGTGAGGGGCGCGGGGCTGGGGTCGATGATGAAGACGACGATGGTCGGCAGCCAACGGCCAGCCTGCGCACGGGCCTTCCAGCGGCGCTTGGATATGCCCTTGCGGGGGGTCACGGCTCGTCCTTCCGCTTGGGGTGGATGTCAGTGCGGTCGACCTTCTCGGTCAGGAAGGCGGCCTCGTAGAGGCTGTCCTCGATCTCGTCGAGGCGCTTCCAGCGGTCGGGGTCATAGAGGGCGTCCTGAGCGATGTCAGCGGCATTGTCGAGGCGGTCGCGCATCTTGCCACCCATCCAGTCGATGCACAGGATGATGTCCTTCAGGTGGGCGCGCAGGCGCAGGGCCTCGCGAACGCACAGCTCATATTCCTCGATGATCTCCTCGCGGCTCTTCTCGATCATGGTGCCGAACATCTCACTCATGGCATGACACTCCACAGTTTAACAATGACGCCGAGCAGGAAGACTGCCGCCCCCGAAATGCCCGTGAACAGGATGAGCATGCCACGGTCGGAAAGGTCTTCCGTGTAACGCTCGACGGCCTTGCTGCCGGACAGCAGGATCGCCCCGCAGACCGCCATGACGAAAAGTCCAAATGCTGTCATTAGTCGATGCTCCCACTTTCTGATGTTGATGAACTTACTTCGCTTGATGAACTATCTTCGCTTGCGCTGATTGCCTGCCCGACGGCGCTGGCCCATGTGTGGCCGCCATAGAGCATGGCCGCCGTCGCATAGGTATCGTCGGTCGAACGCTCGTCTTCCTTGCGCTTGATGGTCTTTGCCTCGCGCAGGTGCCGCCAATATTCAGGCGGCATCCATATTGGTCCCCATGTGCCCATCACTTGGCCTCCTTCAGCTTCTTCTCGATGCGGAATTTCTCTTGCGCCTCGACGCGCTCGACATATTCCCACAGGCGCTTCAGGACGGCGGGTTCAAGGGCAATCAGCTCATTGTCGACCGTGTCGAGCGAGAGCCAGATCTGATAGCCGTCATAGCTGGCATAGACACTGTCACCCAGATAATCGCGATACATATGTGCCATCACTTTTCTCCTTCACTGTTAATCAATACGGCCCACAACACGCAGGCCCTGCATCTTCGTTGATTTGTCTGCCATCTCATATGTCAGCACCTCATTGTTAAGCCATGTGTCGATCATGTTCTCGGCCACCTGCTCGATGACGTCGAATTGCTGCTTGATAAGCGCGGGCGCGTAGCGGCCCTGCTTGCGCGTCTGCTTGTAGCTCGACCAAGGCTTGCCGTCGTCCCACGCGCGACGGATGGCGTCGAGGATCTTGCGGCATGTGTCCTTCGGCGGCCACACCGTCGGGTCATTGGTCGGCGGGTCGCACTCGGTCGCGTACAGGCTGCCATCGCCCGTGATGTCGTTGAGCGTGACCTTGCGCAGCTCGAAGGGTTGCTGCCAGCCGTCCTCGGCGCTCTTGATCTTCTTGGCGTGCAGATAGCCCACGCGCTCGCCTTCTTCGCGCTCCACGCCCAGCAGGAAGTCGCCCGCGCCGTCGAAGACTGTCGAGCCGCGCAGGTTGCCAGCGCGCGACGTGTGGTGGACGCCGACGACTGTCGCATTGAATGTCGTGCGCACTGCGTCGCAGGCCGCGATGA